TACTGAACGGAAATCCCATGTCAGACGGAAATGCAATCGCATATGGGTTTGTTCCCATTTTTGGTTCAGCACCATTAAACGGAGCAACTGCCGGACGAGCGTTGGTAAAACTCATACCCACGTAATTATGCAATGTCACCAAACGACTATAATAACTTGCAATTCCATAATGGGATGAATTTCTTACTGCAACGCAACTTATTCCATATTGCGAAGTTTTGGAAATTGCTTGGTCGATTGCAAACGAACCGACTATTTGGCCAAGTGCGTTGTTTCCGTCAATCGTTACACACGACTTACTATTTCGTGAAATCTCGGGTTCGGCATCGACATCAATTACACCATCGTTAATCCGTTTTACATAGTATCCAAGTCTACTCAACCCATGTGACTTAAACCCAAGTTCGTCTGCACTCAAAAGAACTTCCGCACACTTATCCAAGTGTTGTTCTTGTACTTTGTTTTTACGGAATACCCACTTGGTAAAATCATATGCGTCATCGAACTTTACTTTCATAGTCAACTATCCGTTGATTTTTTTGCTTTCTTCTTTTTCTTTAGATTATATCGAAAACGAGCATACGGTCTCATTATATAGTGTTTCATGAACCCTCGGATTTCTTGCTTACCTATGTCCCTCCTCAATTTATTTTCATAACGAGTCATTGGACAATCAAGTACTTTTGAAAATGACACAAGCACAATAAACGAACATAGAGGAAGTGCAACATACCACGGAAATCCATATGGAGTAAATCCTTGAAATGCCAGTATGAAAAATGCAGAAAAATTACCGATAACAACTGCATGGTGCAGAAGCACCACCAGCAACAATTTTATGTTCTTAAGTGGTTCGGATGGTAAGAACTTAAATGTCTTTGCATCAACCGCTTTATTCTTCTGCTCACTTATCTTTTTCCAGTTCTCATCTGCCATATATTATAAATACTATTGGAATATAAAAACTATTCCATTTTCTCCGACAAATGCTTTAGATTTTTTTTAATCCAGTGAGAATGCCAGTTATTTTTATGATTACAAATCCACGACCATCTGGCTTTATCGTGTCCGACATCAGAACCCGATTTCTCAGACTCTATCCATTTATGCTTTTCAATTTCGGTGGTTTCGTCAACTACGTGACGATAGTACAAACTTCTTTCGTATAGCTCTTGATCGTATTCCACTATACATATATATGTACCTGCTACTTAAAAATCATCAACCAACGCAGATTCATCTTGGTAATCAATAACCCGTGTCTCAAAAAAGTTCTTCTGCTTACGCAAGTCAATAATTTCACTCAACCAAGGAAACGGATTATTATCACTATCGTATCTAAACTTCATACCAAGATTTTCAAGTCTGCGGTTGGCAACAAACTGCATATAGTCCACAAACATTTCCGAATTTAACCCGAGGATTCCACGGGGCAGTACATCGTTTGCGTATGCAATTTCAAGATCAACTGCTCGTTGAAGTACCTCCGTTAATTCTCCCTCAAACTGCTCGGTCATAATCTCAGGATATTGCTCACGCAATTTATTAAGCAATGTAGTTCCAAATTTAATATGAATACTTTCATCCCTCAAGGTGTATTGAATCTGCTCCGCAATACCGGGAATCTTGTCACTTAATGCAAGCAACATTGCAAACCCACTAAAAAAGAAAGTTCCCTCGCATACAATCCAATATGTAAACGCAGTTTTGTATAACTCTCGTTTTCCTTGTTTTGTCTGTGTATTCAAGTCCTTATTATTCAATTCCTTGGTCACCTCCATCAGGAAGTCATCCTTTGCTTTAATGGATGGAACTGTATTATATGCTTCATACACTTCCTCCACACTAAGATCCAAACTGTCGCAAATATAAACAATGGTATGATTGTGCAAGCACTCTTCATACATCTGCCTGGCCATATATTGCCTACACTCGGGGTCTGTGATATATTGTGCAAGTGTCATTAAGTTATTCGCAACCAAACTCTCACTTCCTGCAAAGAAACCAAGACACCTCTTGATAACCAATCGTTCATCCTCACTTAGGCCGCCACCCCCGTTGGATTTCCAATTTTGTACATCCTTGGTCATTGGAACATCCGTAGGAACCCAGTTGTTTTTCACCCCCTGTTCATACAAGTCCCATGCCCATTTATGTTTATGTGGAAGGATTTGATTTACCCCCTCCGTTTCTTTTCCTAATAGTTCACCTGTCTTCATATCAATATATATAAACCGCCGGTAATTTAATGTACCTCAGAAATCATGTTCTGCTTTTTTAACCTATACACCAAAAATGCAATAATACCAAGACCACCAAACGGAATTAAATAATACCAAAGTGGATTGCCATCGTCAACATCAGTTTCCTCTGTCGTGGCAGTTTCAGTTACATCAATTTCCACCACATCCTCTGGGTGGGAGAAATTAATCGTGGTTGCGTTATCTTCACCCGCATCCACCGATGGTTGTTTTGGTATTCCAAGTTGACCATCGGCCGTGGTTGAAAATTTATTTTTAAGATTACAAGATGTAACAACAAGTAGTACACCCAACATTATCATTAGTTTTTTCATATATTTCCTCCGTTATATTTAGAAGAAAATATACCACATATAAATGTATATGTAAAGTAATTAAATTATTTCTCGTTGTGATCGTGGCAATCGCAACCCTTTTTGTTGCAACACGAACCAAGAAAGCATTTAATTCTATGAATCAATTTTTTCACCCATTCCATTTTTATAAATATTATCAGTTACTTCTTTTCCAATGACATTCCAGATCTTTTTATAACAAGATTAATATGCTCCTGATAAAAGAAGATATACGCACCCACGTCTAAATTATCCTCTGCTATTTGCATCTCTTTCTTAAATATACCCAACCATTTTGTATCCTCCTCATAGGTGTCCGGATTAAAATCTGCCCCTTCAAGATTCCACTTTAATATCAATTTAGCAAGTTCCACCTTTCTGGGGTCGATAATAAAATAACCATCTATAATTCTGTAAAACTTCTCCAAGTCTTCCTTGGTTGGTTTCGGTGGGCCCGTATCCTTCTTCTCTTCTTCCTTGGGCTCTTCTTTCTTTTCTTCCCCACCCTCGACTTTAACAGGCTCTTTCTCAGAATCCGTTGCCGTTATAAACCCATCATCCTTGGCAACAACTACCAAGGATGATAATAATATTAACTGAATAACCCTTTTTACTAACTCGGGGTATTCCAATTCTCTTTATCTAAGTTCGAGTTTTGGGGAGATACCTTCGTTTGTAGGACGTTTAATCAACTCTGATTCAACGTCATTTTGTCCACCGACAGGAAGAGTCCTAATAAGAAATGGTAATGATTTCAACTCGGCCTTTTCCTTTGCAGACTTCTTTGACTTCTTTTCTGGTCCGGCAGCTGCCTCAACTGGAAGTTTATCAATGTCCTCAAGAGAAGGCATAGGAACACTTGTGTCCAATGCCCACATGATGTTATGCTTCTTTGCCCAACGTTCCATACGACGTACGGGAACGATAAGATTAAAACCTTCACCCGCACCACGGACAAGCATTCCGACGTAACGTCCATCGGTTAAATAAACTCCACCTCCGGAACTTCCGGGGAATGCAGTCACGGTGGTTTGGTCATACTCAACCTTTCCCAGAGTTCTGCCTACTTGCGAAATAATACCAGTTGTCATTGAGTTTGCACCCATCTGACCGAGCAGAGAACCTACGTGGAACAACTGAGTTCCGATTGGTACAATGTTGTCATCTGACTTTTCCAAACGAAAGTCTGAACCAGCCTTTGCGTAATCTCTTGCACGAACCATGAGCAATGCCAAGTCCTCTCCGTTATCTGCATCGGAAAATTTAATAACGCGTGCGTCCATTTTCATTTCACCGACTCTACGACCTTTCTCAACGAGTTCCTTTACGATTGTGGGATCGGAAAATTCAACCAACTTTACTGGTTGACCACTTTCATTGATAACGGTTCTAACCGAACGAAGGTGGTCAATAACATGACCGGCCGTCCAAACAAATGTGATTTTCTCTCCGTCAACTTCACGTACAATCATCGTACCTGAACCTTCTGATCCACCATATCCATTGGGACTATCTGCCTTAATGGTTACGGAAATATCTTGTAAATGGTCAGCAACCTTACGAAGATTCTTTGATGCCTCATCTGCAAATGAAGCAAAGCTTAAAAATGTTAAACTTGCCACTAATAATGTTGTAAACCTCATGTTCATAAATTCTACCCTCGTTTGGTGTTAATATTCTATACATATAACTATATAGTTCACCGAGTAATCACTCGGTAAAATCCAAGGAATTTTGAAATTAACGAAAACTTACTGACAACTCTCGCAGGTTTCCCCACGAATCTTTGCTTCCAAACTGCACATTGCAGATGGTTGTTCCTCGGTAGTTTCCTCGGTAGTTTCCTCGGTAGGACTCTCAACCTCAGTAACAGTTGACTTCTCAATGGAACTTGCCGCTAAGTTTCTCAAGTAGTAAGTTGTCTTGAGTCCACTTTTCCAAGCATGGAAATAAACATCGTTCAAGAACTTCATACTCGTCTTATCGTTATATAGATTCAAACTTTGTCCTTGGTCTATCCACTTCTGCCTTGCGGCCGCACAATCAATAAGTGTGAATTGGTCTTGTCCAAATGCAGTCACATACTTGTCTTTGACCCACTGAGGGATCTGTCCGTTCAATTTAGTCAAGTCACCATCAACACTCTTTACCATATCGGCAACTTCCTTGTTCCACACACCTAGTTCCTTCATGTCGTTGACAAAGTATTCATTCATCATCGTAAATTCACCACTTAATGTTGAATACACGAAGATAACGCCGAAATTCGGTTCAATACTCTGAGAACATCCTGCGATATAACTGATTGTTGCGGTTGGTGCGATGGCCATAGTGTTGCTATTTCGCATACCTTGTGCCTTTACGGTCTTTCTCAACTCATCCCAATCCTTTCTCAAGTGCATTCGTTTCTCCACACCACGTTGCCTCATCAATTCACGATAAGTATCAACTGGGAATATGTCTTGACTCCATAAACTTCCGTCATAAGTTTCGTATGTTCCCCGTTCGGATGCCAAATTAGACGAAGCACTTATTGCGGAATAACTTATATGCTCATATATCTCGTCTGATATACGCACTGCGTCCTTACTACTATATGTTATTCCAAACTCATAAAATAGGTCGTGCCATCCCATTGTACCCATTCCCACAGGACGATTCTTTAGGTTGCTTTTTCTAGATTCTTCGGTGGGGTAATAATTCAAATCAATTACATTATCCAACATTCTCATCCCAACCTTAATGGTTTTGTCCATCTTTTCATAATCAATGAACTTCTCACCATTTTCGTCCACTCCTATATGTTGCTTCAAATTAATACTCGAAAGATTGCAAGTTGCAGTCTCCCCATATTCAACAACTTCACGGGTACCACTATCACTATGAATTGTTGGTTTGGTGTGCAATTGAATTTCCGTACACAGATTGCTACTATGTACCACACCCTCATGCTGATTGGAATATCTGATGTTGCATGGATCTTTGAATGTGATCCAAGGATGACCTGTTTCAAACAAACTTTTCAACATCTTCTTCCATAGACCCTTTGCAGAAACGGTCTTGAATACCCCAAGTTCTCCTTCTTTACCCTTCTTGACATATTTCTTATATTTCTTCTTAAATTCTTCACCAAAAGTTTCATGTAACTCGGGAACTTCGTCTGGACTGAACAAATGCCAATCTCCATCCTTTTCCACTTGTTCCATGAACAAATCGGGAATCCAATTCGCCGTATTCATATCATGGCAACGCATTCTATCGTCACCGACTGTTTTTCTTAATGCGAGGAAATCCTCAATGTCAGAGTGCCATGTTTCAAGATACGCGCATCCTGCACCCTTTCGTTTCCCACCTTGGTTTACTGCAACCAACATATCATTGTAAAGTTTCCAAAAATAAACGGGACCTTGATTTGTCCCGTTCGTACCCTTAATAAAACTATCCCTTGCCCTGAAGTTGGTGATGTCGAACCCAAGTCCACCGGCATACTTGCTCTTTCTTGCCTCTTGCCAAAGTCCGTCAAAGATTCCGTCAATGGAATCATCAAATGTATTAAGATAACAACTACTCAATTGACTATGAGTCGT